GGACGGTGGGGGCCATCTAGCCCCCCTACGCGCCCTCTTCCAACCAGAGCGTGGACGTGAGCGTGATGTCGTCGGCGAGCGTGTTCAGCATGTTGATCACGAGTGCGCTGTTGGCCACGCCGTAAACCTTGTGACGGAACTCCGGCGGGTAGAAGATCGGCCCGTAACCCGCTCGGACGTTGAAGCCGAATGCCTCGAGGTTCTGCGTCGTACCAGATGAGGAGGCGATCGTCGTTCCATTCGCCTCGACCGCCGCAGCCATCGCCACCGTGTTCAACTCGTCCTGTGATCGCGGGGTTACCGCGGAGCCGTTGGAGGACGTGAACGTGCCACCGATGTAGCGGATGATCTTGAGCCGGAGCCATTCCTCCTGAGCTTCGGCGACCTCCGACGTTGCGTTGAAGCTGAAGCCGAGTAGCGTCACCGGCTTGTCCGCCGCAGGGTCGATCTCCCAAAGCGTCGTGTCGCCGCCTGCCGCGGTGACCGTGGCGTCGAGTTCCGCGGTGTAGACGAGCCCCATCAGCTCGCCCGGAAGAACTCGGTAGTGGTCGCCACGATGTCTGTTCCGGTCGGGGTAGTGATGAAGTCGTGGTACGTGAGCGGGATGATGTTCGCATCCGTGCCGGCACCCGTGTCGTTGTCGTAACAGACCACGAGTGCGCTGATCGCGTTCCCGGCGGCGGCCGTCCAGGTGATGTCCGGCAGGTCGAGCGAGTAGCGGTTGTTAGTCGTGTCCGCGATCGGGAGGGCCGCGAGGTCGGCGTCCGTCAGTGTCTTTCGCCCCATCGTGGTCTGCTCGTTCGTCGCGCCGTCCAGTAGCTCGGTGACCGAGATGCTGTCCTCGAGGTTCGCCTGCGTCTCGAGCCCGGTGGTTTCGAGCGGGATCACGATGAACGCCGAGGCCGCAGGGTCGTTGTTCTCGACCCGGTTGTAGAACTCGACGGTTCTCCCCTTCGCGGTGTTGAAGACGAAGTTAGCCATCCCGGTCCTCCCTATCCCACGCCGACCATCGCGAAGGTGCCGAGTGTCAGCTTCTCTTCTTCCGTGAGGAAGATCCCCGGCGCGATCCCCCGTGTTTCCTGAACCTCAAGCCCGAACGTTTCCGGCGGTCCGGTCAAGGCCCGCGTTGCGACCTCGAGGCAGATCGTCTTCACGCCCGCGATCTCATCGGAGCCGGGGGCATAGCCCGAGTCGTAGGTGACGAGGATCGGCCCCTCATCCCACGGCAGGCCGTCGTTGCGGTAGATGTCCCCCGAGATGTAGTTGATCCACATCTCCGTGAACGCGACCGCGTCGACCGTCATCGTCAAGGCCGTTACCGGACGCTGGGTGACCGAAATGTAGTAGCGGTTCCACTCGGCGGCGAACTCTTCCTGGCGTCCGGTGACAACCTCGAGGTCTTGGCGGCAGAACAATCGGATCGCCGCCGAGGCGTAGCCGAGCATGGCCGTGCCACGGGCGCCGAGTGCGGTCGTTCCTAAGAACGCCTCGAGCTCGGCGACCGTGGCGAAGTCAGCCATCTACTTGAGCACCAGCCTCGTCAGAAGATCGGCGAGGAACACGCCGACGAGGACGGCCGTCATCATGAGCAGCCAGCCGTTCACTTCTTGGCCGTGCTCTTCGTGCTCTGTGCCGAAGGGTGGGCGCTCTTAGTGGTCTTCGGAGAACCTTCGCCCATCGCTTCGACGTCGGGCTCGGCCCCTGCCTTGGCACCCGCCGCTACCCCCTTGCCGACTTCCTGAGCGTCGACGTCCGCGATCGCGGTTCGGTACGCGAGGTCGATCGCATCGGCGGGTGCGGGGATCGACGCCTCGGTCGGCTTGACGCCGGCCCGCTTGTCGGCCATGCGCAGCACCTGCTCCGGCGTTGTCACCGAGGGTTGCGAGTCGTCGTTGTACGCCGGGTCGGTATCCCGGTCATCAACCGGATCATCGTTCTTCTTCGCCATCGTTCCTCCTCTAGAGAACCGCCGCACCGACGGTCAGGCCAGTTACCTGGCTATAAGTGACCGCGACAGACCGCGGATAGACGCCCGTGGGCAGGGCGTACACCGTGGTCCCCGAGATGAACGCAGGCTGCGCTACCCCGTCGACCGTGATGACTGTGGAGTTAGCGCCCACGGTGGCGACGAGCACCGGAGTACCCGGGGACTGCCATCCCCCGGCGTTCGTGCCGGTCCCCGCGACGGTGTCCCCACCGCCAGACGCCGCGGCCATCGTCATCGCGGCCCCTTTCGCTGCAACTGTGATCGCTGCCATGTTTCCTCCTTGGGCTTAGGTGATGCGGATCCCCGACAGGCCGACCGGCCGTAGGAGCGAGGTTGCGAAGTACCCGAAGATGTTCAGCTCGATGTTCGCCGGACCCTGCTTCTCCTCGAAGCGGAACGAGAGCAGCGGGGATTCCCAGACCCACAGATCCGAAGAACGGATCAGGAAGATCTGCGAGTCGCCCGCGGCGGTTCCGGTCATCGCCCACGCCGGCACGATGTTCACGCTGTCCACCTGGTAGCCACCGCCGGAAGCGCTGCCCTGCGGGTTGGCTGGCGCGGTCCATGGGAACAGCGGCCGCTGGGTCGTGTCCACCGCCTGCACGAGGCGCGAGGTTGCACCCTGGCCCAACGCAGCGCCGGTGATCGGCATGAACCTCGCGAAGAAGTAATCCGCGATCGCCTTTCGGAGCGCCTTGGCGAGGGTCTGGTTGTCCGTACCACCGGCCGTGGTGACCGCCTGCGCCCCTGAGGGGACGAAGCCGGACGTGATCGTACCGCCGGCGCCTGAGGTGCCGTTCAGGAGCGTGTACATGATCGCTTCGGTCTGGCGTGCGTAGCTTTCCCGCATCTCCGCGAACGCGATCTGGTCGATCGCCGGATTCGCGGAATCGACGAGCTCGCGGGTGAGCACGATCCGCCCCGAGATAGCCTGCGGCGTCACCGTGGAAGTGGTGAGGCTCAGCGACCCGTCCGAGGGGTTCGTACCTTCCACGTGCGTTGCCGAGCCGAGCGTGACCGAACCGAACTTCGGCACCGTGAACGGCGCGGCGTTGGAGATCGTCCCCTGTGACGCGAGGTTGATTAGTGGACGCTCCTTGAACAGGTCCGACACGTACAGGTCGGGCCGGTAACCGGGCGGGATGATGCTCGCGGCGGTCGAGGTGGTCTGCGGCGCGAAGTTCAGGCTGTGGTGCACGACGTCCGCGATGTCCTCGGACTGCCTGCGGAACTTCCGCAAGCGAGCCGTCGCGTCATCGTCGCGATCACGCGCTGCCGCCCAAGCGTCTCGCACCAGTGACTCACCGCGCCCGTCGAATGTGTAAACCGACGGTTCCTTGAGCGTCTGGTACCGCGCAGCCCGGACCGTCTCGGGTCCGTCCTGCGGTGAGCCGATGTTCTCCAGCGTGGCGCGGATGCTGGCGTCCAGCGTGTCGGTGACGCCCTGGCCGAACTGCGCCAGGAACTCTTCCTGGTTCTTGGTGACCCGCTCGGCGAGGGATGTAATGTACGCCTCGAACTTCGCGGCGCCGTCCTCATCCACCACCTGCGGATCTTTCAGGTCCTTGTCATCCATCGTTACCCCTTCGTGCCGTGCGGCCGCGATGCGCTCGACCCGAGCGTCATCGAAGGCCGGATATCCGGTAAGCGCTACGCCTTTCAGCGCGGCTCGGCTTACGACGCGGACGCCTTCCTCGTTGGGATCGTCTTGCCATTCGTCCCCATCATCGAAATCGACCTCGACGGAGAACCCGTCGGTGATCTCATCAATGGCATCCGCGAGGGCCTGGTCGCCCTGTGGTCCTTGCTTGACGCGGAACGACCCGCGTAGACCGGCTGGGCTATCCTCGAGACGGATCCCTACGCCGACTGTTTCCTTGCGCTCGTGCCCGAGGTTGAGCTTGATCCGCTTGGTCGCGGACCAATACAACGAACCTGGGAGGAACCGCCACTTGGCGAACCCAGAACGAGCGACTTGTCCCCACGGAACCAGCATCCCCGTGATGGTGCGCTTCTCGGCGTCGACCTTGAACGACGCCGCTACGTCGTCTCCATCGAACGTAAACGTGACCGGGTTAGCTTCCGGTTCGCGCATTTGCATCCTCCCCTGGGACGACTCGCAGCCCAGTTGATTGGGATTCTCCCATAGGTTGCTGGGGTTTCTGCCTAGCCGACGGGATGTCTTCCAGCTCGGCGATCCGCTCGTCGTTGTACGCACCGACCTCGCGGCCGATCGCATACGTCTCCATCCGCGTCTTCGTGTCCGACCGCAGGAACGCGTCGAGGTTCGACTTGGCCCGCCAGCCCCGCGGGGTCACATCGCCCATTGAAAGCCGCTGCTCGACCGAAATCATATAGGCCGACATGGTGAAGTCCAGAAGATCAAGCCTCCGCTGCTCGGCGTTCTGATAGGTGCGCGAGGTCGTGGACACCCCCAGGTCTTCGGGATCCACCCCTGCGGCCCGTGCAATCTCGAGTACCGCGTGTTGGCGTTGGTCGGCGAGTTGGATCTGCTCGGCGTTGAACTGAACCGATTTCGCCTCGAGCGCCGCACCGAGGAACCCCCAGACGTTCCGGCGCCGGTTCTCGGCCCACTTGTCCAGGAGCCCGGTGATGAATGCGTCGTCCTCGTTGACCCGGGCCCCGTCCTTCGGCGTGAGGTAACCGAGGGGCATGGGGTCATCGGCGTACCGCGAGGCCGTGCGGTCGAGGGTCAAGCAGGTCCGGATGGCTCGAGCCGCGTGGACCAGCAGCGGAGGGTTCGGCGAGTCGAACCGGATGATGGTGCTCTCGTC